ACAAGAGAGATTGAACCGCATCGAACGAGACATGGCGCACATGCAAAAAGACTTGGATGAACTCAAGACTATGCTTGCGTCATTTATGAAAGCGATTACGGACTACAATGAGGAGGTGAATGATAATGACTAACATATGGCAGACTCTTAGCTGCATTGATGTGAATAAACACACTGAAAAGAAACAAGGCATGACGTACCTATCCTGGGCATGGGCTTGGGGTATTGTTAAAGACAGTTACCCAAACGCTTCTTTTGATAAACACCAGTTCGATGGGCCAAATGGCAAACGCCCTTATATGATTGACGAACATGGCTTTGCTTTTGTTATGGTTACAGTGAGAATCGAAGACGAGGAACAGACAGAAATATTGCCTGTATTAAAAGGTAATAAACCTGTCCAAAATCCTAACAGCTTTGACATCAATACAGCACTACAAAGATGTATGGTAAAATGTTTAGCTTATTTTGGTTTGGGTCATTACATTTATGCTGGCGAGGACTTGCCACCAGAAGATGATAATGATACCACACAAGTTCAGACGGTGGCTGTCGAGAAACAAGACCCTCCAAGTCAACAGTCTCCGGCCCCGTCTGAGCCACCCAAAGAAATGACCCGTGAACAACTTGACGAGAAGCATGACAGGGGCGTGTGGCAAGACATGAAATCACGCTTGCGTCAGATGAAGCATGTCAATAATGTTCATACTCTGTTTGAGTCTATGAAGCCTAAAATACAAGACATTAAACAACGAAATCCAGAAGCAGCGCAGCAAATTGTTAAGCTGTTCCTTGATGCTGAAGATAAACTTACAACAGGAGAGTAAAGTGGAGGCTTTCAAACACAAAGACTTGAACGGTGCGATGTTCCCTTATAACAAAAAAGGCAACGATAAAAGCCCAGACATGAAGGGTTACATGACCCTCAGTGGGGAAACATACATTATTTCTGGGTGGAACAATAACACAGCACAGGAAATACCTTACATAAGTGTAAAGCTATCTAAACTTATACCTAAAAACCAAGAAGGAGAAGACTAATGGCCTTGAGAAAAATCACCACTATTCGCTGCTTTGCGAATGACCCAGACAAGAAAGCAACCCATAGCAACTCAAACTGGAAGCCCTATGTAGGTAAGGAACCAGGCGATGTGGTTCTAAGCAAGGACACACGGCATCAAATCTCTGTCTTTGCAAATGAGGATGGTTCTATTGATGTGAGTATCAGTGAACGCATTGCAGAGGATTACACAAGCGGTGAAAGCATTGCTGCTAACGTAAGACAGGGCGGCATGCGTAAGATTGCCGAGTCAATGGAAACACCAGCAGCACCTAAGCCACAGATGGCACTTGATGATGAAGTCCCTTTCTAACTTGGAAACTGCCTTTCATGCTTTAGACCATTGCAAGGATGTACTCTTGGAACGGTCTAGGTATGGAACGGTGGGTGATAACTTCCGGCAAATCAGTGAAATGGGGTCTATGATTACAGGCCACAAGATGACTGAAACACAGGTCTGTGCCTTTATGATAGCGGTAAAACTATCCAGGTTATCAGCCAAGGATGAGTTTGGTTTGAACTGTAATCACATAGACTCATTCGTAGACATCATAGGCTACAGCGCGATTGCTTTAGAACTGCTGGAAGATGGCAAAGAAAAAGTTTGATTCACGCCAGATTGCATGCGCCGTGTGCGGTCACAAACATTATATAAAAGATGGTGGATGGGTAATACTTGGGAGTAAGCAACCCATCTGCTATTCGCTAAACAGGAGGGAATGTTATGAAAAGATGCGAGTGTTGTGGGCAGCCAAAGCTGGGCAAGCCAGCAAGGAAAAGAGGAAGGTGGACATTCTTAAAGAGTTTGAAAGCTGGTGAGGCAATCACGTTCGATAACTGGCTTGAACATGAAAGGGCAAGGGATGCTGCGCGACATTACAAACTTCCTTACAAAGCATTTAAACACAGAGATGGCACTGGATATAGTTTAGTTATTTGTAACTAACAATCCCATTTGCGCAGGGCTTTGTTGATACGACTATTCGGGTCACGCGCTGTCTTCTTACTTGTCAGCTTCTTCTTCATGCCTTTCATTCTAGCACAAAAACTTTTACGCCTAGCTGCTGACTTGGGCGATTTCTTTGCCTGCTTACGAGATACAGGGGCTTTTAGATTCATACCCTGGCGCTTTGCAGATGCACGGCCTTTAGCGTTCAGACCACCTGACTTACTCTTGCCTGCCTTGCGCTGCCATGCTGGTGACTTAGCCATCTTTGTTCAGCCCGTGGGTGTACCCGTCTTGCTTGTTATATGTAAGCGACTCACCTCGACCGCCTTCAATGTAGCTGCAATGTATCCAGCCAGAGTTGCCGCCAGTATAACACTCAAGAATAAGCTGGTCATAGTCTAGGTTGTCCTCAATCCATTTTGCCAGGTCATAGTTATCTACGCCTGCTACCTCAAAGTCTGCTGCCTCACCCTTGGCATGTTGGCTGTCCAAACTACTGCCAATTGCAACGCATAACTCTGGGCTGCGATACCCTGATGAAACCACGAACGAACCAAACTCATCTCGGATAGGCTGCAATATCTTTTCACACAACAGTTCCATAGCCTCAATGTGATGCAGTTCTGGGGCGTTGGGAATACCCTTACGTTCCGCAACCTGAGACTTCACCATTTCTTCTAAGGTAAAGTTTGGCGACAGAGGGTAGGTCATTTCTTTTTCTTCTTTGCTGTCTTTGCCGATTGCTTAAAAGCCTTGGCTGTCGGCGCACCCTTGCTTCCAGGTTTGCGCATTTTCTCACCAGACCCAGCAGCAATACGTTTCTTTTTTGCATGAATGTTAGAATATAATCCGCGTTTCATTTTGTCAGCCCCTTTGATTTTTCAAAGCTACGCATACCGCCTAGCCCAAGCATGCCTAATAATACAGTCATTAGGCTATCCATGTCAAAAGATGGATAAGCCACAGCCTCTATGCCCATGTAGGCTGTCACTACATCCATAGTTGGGAACACTAGAAAGTGGGCGAATAAAGCTAGGCTACAGCACCAGCCAACACTAGGCCGCCAGCCTGACACAAACAGGTTTTTTGACTTGGCTTCCTCAGCATTTACAGCTAACTGCCCCTTGGCTAGTTCTTGCGCGTGACGCTCAGCCATTGTAGCTATTTCGTGAGCCAGCTTGTTTTTCTGGTCTTTGTCCTCGACAAACTTGCCAATTAAATCAGTAGCTGGGCCGATTAGTGCTTGTAACATTACCTTGCCTCTAACATAAGTTTAAGTTTTTCTATTTCTATTTCTAAGTCGTGAACTCTTGCAACCGTATCTTGTACAGATTTGGGTGGTTGAAACTCATCAATCCAGTTGTCGTTCTCCTCAACTTCTTCCATTGTCAGTTCAAGATTGTGTTCAAGAAAACTAATGCGTTCTGTCAGCCCAAAATAAACCCAAACACTGACTGCCGTAAAAGCAATCATGCTTATAAGATTCCGCAATGGAATTGTTATTTCGCTTGCTTCGTTTAACTTTGTCGCTGCTTGTTTCATTAGTTATCTCTACGTCCTCTTACTGCCGCCAACGCTTTATTAAACGAATAAAACTCCGCTTTATCTTCATCAAATAACTTAGGCGACATGCGCTTTGACTTTTGTTGCACCTCAGAAACTGGCAAGAACACTGCTTTCCTATGTTGATAGCCCACACAGCATAATATGTCATAGTCCTTAACACTCCCAATAATTTTATTCTGGCGTCCATGCCCAAACTGAAAATGGTAACACGGAAGGCGCTTGCCTTTCTGTAATAGTAGGCTCGCAGTCTTAACTTGTATCCTGATAAATTCATCATCTTTCCACGCTAGTAAATCAACCTTGTCTTGCTGGCACATAGACACCCGCCAACCTAATGATAACACAATGGCAGCGGCCTGATATTCACCGATAAGCCCTGTTGTCGTACTCATCCAATGCCAATCGCTTTTGCTGTTGATACCATCACCGTGATAAACAGCCCGACTACTACGCAAGTAAGTGCAAAGACAGCCAGTCCAATCTTAAAACTATCAATCATCTCTTGCTGGGAAAGCGCCGCTTCTCTACGCGCCTTGGCCTGGGCTTCCCTGGCCTCGCGTATTCTTTTAGCACGTTCGTCTAATATAGATTGCCATGTGCCAGCACCAAATCTGTGGTCTGTTAATCGCCTGACTTCAGCCACCTGTTCAGCAGCCAGCCTTGCATCTATGATTTCCTTTGCAACACTCTGAACGCCAAACTGGTCTGCTATACCCATGCCGCCTTTCTTGTTGCTTGCAGCTTGTACTTGCTGTTGACCGTTAAGCAGCGCGTCTATGTCGCCTGCAATAGCACTAATGTCCTTGGCAGTACCAAGGGCTGACTTAATACCATCCACACTTGCTTTCACAAGCGCCATGCCAGCTAATGCAGTGCTAATCGGTTCCATTAAGACAGCATGCCCTTTTTCAATGTCTGGCATCGCCACTTCTTTGGCTGCATGCCATTAACCATTTCGCCAACGTCACGCCCCATTTCCATTGCACGGCGTTCACATGCAGCGCGGGTATCGTAGGGGCCGCGAGTGTCGTGAAATTCGATACAATCGGTTGGAGTCGCTATCGCGCAAGCCAGTACGATTGCCTTAAACATCTTTCCCTAGAAGCCTCTGAACGGTCTTGGTTTCAAAGATGCGTATCAACACCCAGACGCCAGTAAACAATGCTACAAAGTCAGGAACCATAGCCATCCACGCGGCAA